ACATTTCCTAATATTAATTTAGTAGATAGTGAAGATGGTAATACATATTATCTTGAAAGCAATCCTAATATCATTGGAGTCATGCGTACCACATCTGCCTCTGAAGTTCAAGAAACACTAGATGAATTAAATGATGAGGAAGCATTAAAAGATTTTGATACTATTGCAATTGATAGTGGAACAAAATTATATGAGAACATGCAAGCAGCAGCATACGAAGTTGTTGAAAAAAGATCAAGAAAACAAATGAGAAAAGGCAAAGAAGTGGATATGTCAGATTTGGGCCTCGCGACTCGTGATTGGGGTCATATTAAAAGATGGAATCAAGCTCTAAAAACTGCTTATATCATATTTTCTTCGATGGGTAAGTGGGTAGTTGAAATTGCTCATCAAAAAGATATTTTCGATGATCCATCTTCTCTTAATAAAAAGAAAATTGGAGAAGCACCAGATTTAGCTAAGAAGGCAGAACATGATTTTGATATTGTACTTCAAATGTTTACTAAAGAAGACAAAGATGGCAATGTAACTTACTTTGGTAAAATTTATAAAGATAGAACTGGAGTAACCAAAAAAGGAGAGATCATTGAAAATCCTTCTTTTGAAATTTGGAGAGCAAAATGGGAAAGCACAAAGAAATTTGGAGTTAAAAAAGCATTAGACTTATCAGTAGGGGTAAGTAAAGACACTGAATTTATGGAAGCAGAAGATGAACAAGCAGAAGATATTGCTAACCAAATTAAAGCATTACTAAAAACTAGTTCTGAGGAAAATCAAAAGAAGATTGGAAAGAAAATCAGAGATTTAGAAATCAACATCAAAGATTTAGTTAATAATGATATTGAAAAATTGAATCAGGTGTTAGAATTCGCTGAAATGCTGTAAATAAATATACACATATCTATGAATTTAATAGGGATTATTGATTTGTCAATAATCCCTAGTTCTAATAAAACTAATAGAGGTGATTTAATGGAAGAGAAAATTACCAAGAAACAAGAACAAGAGGATTGGTTAGAATTAGCAAACTATGTTTTTAAAGAAATTTTACAGTATGAAACGGGTGTAAAATTCCCAAGATACTTAGCATTGAGACTTAAAGGTTTACATAAAGGAACATTTATGGCAAATAAAAAACAGAAACCACAAGCAAATTATGATTATAAAATTATATTATTGACTTGTAAATTTTGTAAATATAGTATTCTTCAATATTTAGGCCCAAGTAGAGATAAGATTAAAGATGAACGGCATTTAATAAATACTATTATGAGTTTTGTTGAAAATGAAATAAATAATGTGGTATTAAGATTAAAAAATTCTAAAAAAGCAGAAGAAAAAACCATACATATAGAATTAGAAAATCAAATACATGAAGGAGCTGAATATACAGCAAAATCAAAAGATAAAAATATTGATAAGGAATTGGAGGAATTATGGTAAATGGCTGTTGCTACAAAAACAAAGTCAAAAACTACTGTTGTAAAAAAAGAAATAAGTCCTTATGAACAATTACTCATTGATGCTGTAAAAAAAGTAAAAGAGTTTAAATTATCAGCAGAAGCCAATATAACTTCTATATTTTTTAAGAATCCTGAATTAATTTATACAAATGAGAAATTAAAAGTAGAAGAGTTTAGTAATAATATATGGAAGATTTATTTTGTAATTGCACATGATGTAGTAATTAAAGAGAAAAAACAATCATTAGATGAAATAACTGTTGGATTATATCTTGAAAAACACAATAAATTGAAGATTAAATATGAAGAATATGGTGGTTATGATACTATTGAAAAAGCTAAAGAGTATGTCAAGGAAGAAAACTTAATTGGTTATATAAGTGAACTACATAAATGGAATGCTGTGTTGGGGTTATTGAAAGCAAAATTTCCAGTGTATGATAAATTAAGTAAGTTTGCGGATATGGATGTTGAACAAATTTATGCATATTATGAAACTCACTTAAATCATATATTTATCAATGCAGAAGGAGATGTCAAGAGTTATAATTTATGCGAAGAGATTCATGATTTAGTAGATGAAATGGATAAAGGATTGGCAGTAGGGATGCCTTTGTATAATTCCCCTATTCTAAATAAAGAAATTGGAGGTAATTTAGAAGGTAATATTACAATGTTAGGAGCTTTAAGTGGGGCAGGTAAGACCACAACAACTATTGAATTAATTCTTCCACAAGTTATAACTTATGATGAAAAATTATGCATAATGATAAATGAAGAAGATGTGACAAAATGGAGAAAAGAATTAATTATATGGGTGGCTAATAATATATTCAAAAAAGATTTTCAAAAATATAGATTGCGAGATGGTAAATTTTCTCCAGAAGATAAAGAATTATTACATCAATGTGCAGACTGGATAGAAGAAAAGAAACAGAATAAAAATATTACTATAATTCCATTTCCTAAATATAATGCGTCTTTAGCAATTAAAACTATCAAAAAATATCATTCATTAGGGTGCTCAATGTTCATACTAGATACAATGAAGGCTAGTGCAGATATTAATTCAACAGATCAAGTATGGACAGAAATGACAAAGGATAGTGTTGCTATTTATGATTGTATTAAACCAGCAGGGAAAAATGTACATATATGGATTACATATCAATTAGGAAAAAGTAGTACAAAACAAAGGCATTTTACAAATGATAATATTGGTTTGGCTAAGAATATCGTAGATGTAGCATCAACAAATTTAATGATAAGAAAACCATTTGATGATGAATTTGAAGGTGGTAAAAATGAATTAAAATGTTTTAGATTAGAAGGTAAAAATAAACTTACTCGCATACCCTTTAAACTTGACAAAAATAAGTCTTATACTATTATATTTGTCACTAAGAATAGATTTGGAAGTACAGATGAATTTCAGATTATCAGCGAAAATGATTATTCGAGAAATGTATATAAAGAATTAGGTATAGTTAATATACCTATGGATTGGTAAGGAGATTATATATGGGGAAAAATAATTGATTTAAAAGGGAAAACATTTGATAGATTATTAGTTTTAGAGTTTTCTCACATTAATAAACATAGGGTGTGTCATTGGATTGTTCAATGTAGTTGTCCTCTTAAAACTATATTTACAGTAAATGGCACTAGTTTAAGAAATGGAAATACTCGAAGTTGTGGATGTTTGCAAAAAGAAGTTAATATTGCTAGGTGTAGCAAAACTAATACATATGATTTAACTGGTGAATATGGTATAGGTTATGATTTTAGAAATAATTACTTTGAATTTGATTTAGAAGACTATGATAAGATACAAGTATATTGTTGGCATAAAAACAAACGAGGATATATTGTTTCTAGTATATCAGAAAATGATGAAGATGAAAAACAAACAATTAGAATACATAGGCTTATTATGGGAGTCAATAATCCAGAAATAGAAGTTGATCATATCGATAGACAAAAAAGTAATAATCGTAAATATAATCTCAGAACTACAGATCACAGACAAAATAATGTTAATAGGAACCCAAATATAAATAATAGTAGTGGTTGCCAAGGAGTTTATTTTAACAAACAGATGAATAAATGGCATTCACAGATATTTTATGGAAAGAAAAAACATTTAGGTTATTTTGATGAATTAGATGATGCTATTATAGCAAGATTAAAGGAGGAGATAAAAATAAAAAATTTTAACAATAGTCATTTATATGAAAAATATGGATTTGATGCAAAAATAGTTAAGTAAAGGTAGGTGAATATACTTGAATGGATTATATTGAGCTTAAACAATACATATTAGACAATGATAAAACACAAGAAGTACTTAAATCCCTAAATTGTCATGGTATTAAAGAATATACAAAAGAATATAGGTCTGGTTTACCCGAACATGCATCAAATAATAATATTGCAATAAACAAAGAAACACTTTCTACTAAAATATTTCAATCTGATGGTGAAATAATAAGAGGAGATATATTTACTCTTTGCCAAACTATAAAAAATATTTCATTTTCAAAAGCTAATAAATATTTACATGAATTATTTGGTTTAGAATATAAATTTAAAACTAATAAACAAGATAAACCTGATAAGAAAGATCCATTAAATGTATTCAAAAAGGTTAAAAGAAAAAGATGCATTGTAAACATTGACGACATTGAGTTGTATGACAATGAGATTATCAAGGAGTATATTCCATTACCTCATATTGATTGGATAAGAATAGATGGTATTCTTCCTTTTACCTGTGAAGTATTTAAAATTGGTTATAGTGCAGAAAAGAAAAGAATTATAATTCCCTGGAGGTATTGGTGCGGTGATGAAAATGATTTTGTTGGAGTGATTGGGAGAACCACAATTCCTGAATATAAAATGTTAGACATTCCTAAATATTTTCCTTTAAAAAAGTTTCCAAAATCAATACATTTATACGGATTGCAAGAAAACTATAAGACTATTCAAGAAGAAAATAGAGTTGTTGCGTTTGAATCGGAGAAATCAACATTAAAAAGACATAGTAGAAAAGATGGAACTGGTGTGTCTATAGGATCACATGATATATCTGAGGAACAAGTAAAAATATTGATTTCTCTTAATACAGAAATAATTATTTGTATGGACAAAGATGTTTCCTTACAACATATTAGAAGTATGTGCGATAAATTCTATGGAATCCGTACCGTAAGTTATGTGTTCGATAAATATGGATTACTAGAAGAAAAAGAATCGCCAGCAGATAAACCTGAGAAAGTATATAGATATTTACTAAAACATAGAGTTGTATATGATGACTCAGAACATAAAAAATATATTAAAGAGAGGGACAAAAGACTTGAGAAAACAATTTGAAGAAATTCAATTAATAGCTAACACCTCCGTTACATATTATAACGGTAGTTTATGGGAAACAAATAATTATGGTATATGTAGAATTGTTGGTATGATAGAAAAACGCCGTAATTATCATACCTTTTTGGTAGAATTTGATGATGGTACGCAATTATCGGCTAGACATCATAATATAAAAAACGGAACTTTGAAAAATCCATATTATTACGGTGCAGTTTGTGGAGTTGGGTGTTTGGGTAATATGTCTTCTCGCCATAAATTATATCCCCATTGGAAACAAATGTTAGAGAGATGTTACAATCCATCAACTAAAAGTTATATTGATTATGGAGGGAGAGGAATATTCGTTTCAGAAAATTGGCTGTGCTTTGAATATTTCATTGATTATTTACAAAATGTTGATAAGTATGAAGATTTATTACAAAATCATAAAATATATGAAGTAGACAGAATTGATAACAATGGTAATTATGAAGAAGAAAATATTAGAATAGTAACAAGAAGTGAAAATTCAAGAAATAAAAGAAGTAACAGATACATTAAAATAAATTTACCTTCTGGAGAAAGTGACATAGGTTTAATAACTGATATATGTAAAAAATATGATTTAATACAAGCTAATGTTAATAAGTGTTTAGCAGGTAAAAGAAAAACTCATAGGCAATGTACATTTCAAGATATAGATAAAGAGGAGATTATAACTAATGCGTAAAACAGGCGAAGAAATTAGATTAATAGCTAATAAATTAGATTGTGATGAAATATATTCATGGTCAAAATATAACCAATACAAAGGAGACACTTATACTTTCTTCTTACGATATATTCTTAAAATACCAGAGGACAGAAAAGATTCAATATACGGGGTATTTGGTAACGCTTCTCATGATATATTAGAAAAATATTATAATAAAGAAATATCCTACGCCGATATGATAGAAATATTTGAAGAAAAACTATTTGAATTTACTATTGGCAATCTAAAATATGATAGAAGTGATGAAGACAAAAATAAAAAAATAGGAAATAAATATGAATCATGTATGAGACACTTCTTTAAAAATCATCAACGAATACCTCATAAATTGAAACTTGAAGTCTTTGTTCCAATAAAGATAAATAATATACTAATACAGGCTTATGTAGATGCTATACATATGGAAAAAAGAGAAGATAAAGATATCTGCGTAATCACAGATTGGAAAACAAGCTCCTTGTATAAAGGTAAAAAAATAGAGAAAGAGCAAGGTCAACTTCTACTTTATAGTTATGGTGTCCACAAAAAACTAAACATACCGATGGATCAAATTATTGCTAGATGGGCGTTCCTTAAATATGTAGAAGTAGAATGTATGCAAGCTAATGGCAAATTAAAAAGTAGAATCGTTGAAAGAAATGCTATAGGAAGTAGTTTATCATCAAATGCTAAGATGTGGTTAAAGAAATCAGATA